ACTTGCTATGCTTATGAAACATTTTGGAGGGTATGAAGCTGACAACGAACAAGGCAAAACAGAAGTTAATATTCCCCCATCAAATTGGGTGAAGGATGGAAATACAGGAAGTGAAGATGATTTCAATGAAGCTTTTGATAAGGTGTAAATGGGATTGTATGATATAAATATCGCTTACCAAAAATTATACACTTCAGCAAAGAGGTATTTTTTTGTGACTGGTGGACGTGGTTCTTTGAAATCTCATTCATTACATGATTTCATTTTAAAGCTTACTTATGAGAAAGGTCATGGAATCTTATTCACAAGATACACCATGACTGCATCAAAGGATTCTATTATTCCAGAATTCAAGGAAGCCATTTCAAGATTGGGAGTTGAATCTGATTTTCATGTAACTGAAAAAGACATATACAATAAGAAAACAAAGTCATTCATTCTTTTTCGTGGGATAAAGACTTCTTCAGGACTTCAAACAGGTAAACTTAAATCTTTATCGGGTATTACTACATGGGTAGTTGAGGAAGCAGAAGATTTTCAAGATGAAAAAGCATTTGAGACTATTGATGATTCAATCAGAACTTTGTCCAAACAAAACAGAGTTATACTGGTAATGAATCCCACAACTCCACAACATTTTCTTTTTGACAAATGGTTTAAGCATACACAAAAACAAATCATGATTGATGGTTTTCCCGTAACTGTTTCGGACCATCCAGAAGTGGAGCATATTCACACTACATTTTTAATTGGCTTTAAATACCTTTCAAAAGATTGGTTGAAGAAAGCTAAGAAGTGGAGAATCAGAGCAAAAAAAGGAGTGGACATTGTTACTGATCGCATACTTACTGAACAGGAGCAAGAGAAGTCAAAGCTTTTTTATGTTAATAATTATCTTGGTGGTTGGAAAGAAAAGCAAGAAGGATGTATCTTTGATAATTGGGAAGTTGGAGAGTTTGATGAAAGCCTTCCTTGTGTATTTGGACAGGATTACGGCTTCGATGATCCAACAACTTTGATTCGTGTTGCTATAAATAAAAAGAAAAAATTACTATATTTAGATGAATGCTTCTATTTGAGTGGTTTAGATGATGATAAAATATTTGAATTGAATATGAAATATTGCGAAAGATCGCTTATAATAGGAGATTCAGCAGCAAAAACAACAATCATCACTTTGCAACGTAAGAAATTAGAAGGCAAAAGCTTGAATATTGTTCCCTGTATGAAAGGGAAAGGCTCAGTTTTGACAGGTATTCAAAAAATGCAGAAATACAAGATCATTATTTCACAAAGAAGTAAGAACTTGAAAAATGAATTCAATAACTACATTTGGTTGGATAAAAAGTCAGATACTCCAATTGATGACTTTAACCACTTGATTGATCCAGCTCGTTATGCTGTTGATTATTTAGATAGATAAAAATGGTAATAATTGATAAAATAAAATCTTTGTTTTCTGTTAAGAATCATACTTCTTCAAATTCTTGGAGTGGATCAAACTATTCTTTTTTTGGTGGATGGGGGTCTTTTCTTTATGGTGACAGGAAATCAGAAGAAAAACTGATCAATGAAGGGTATATATCAAATGAAGATGTTTTTTCAGTTATTAAAAAGCTTGTTGATACTGCTTCAGATATTCCAATTGTATTGATGCAAAAAGAAGGTGAAGAGTTTGTCCCTGTTATTGACACATCAAACGATTATCTAAGATTATTAAAAAAACCAAATAAGGACCAAACACAAAAGGAATACAGGAAAGAAGAATACTCCAATTACCTTTTGACGGGTGATGCTTTTGAATGGAAAATGGTTGCTGCTGGTTTTGATGTGCCAACATCATTGAAGATCATTCCTTCACAGTTCACAAGTATTGAAATGGAGAATGAGAACAATTTCTTTTCAGATGTTGCAACTTATACTTTTTGTTATAATAACCAAAAACAAGTATTTCAAGCTGAAGAAGTGGTCCATACTCAAAACCTTGACCCAACATATTATTGTAATAAAGGACTTTCATTTCTTGAACCAGGTTATTCAGCATTAAGCACTTCAAATCAAGTTCATGATGCAGAATCAAATATGATCATAAATCGTGGAGCAACAGGAATGATTTCTTCTGATCAAGAAGGTTATCCATTAACTGATGAAGAAAGAGAGCAGATCAATGATAAGTTCAAGAAAAAAGCTGGAGGTTCTCATAACTATAATAAAATGCTTACTGTTGGAAGTAAGGTGAAATATACTTCTTTGGGTTTAGCTCCTAAAGATTTACTTTTAACTGAATTGGATTTAAACAAATTGCGTAAATTCTGTAATATTTATGGGATTAGTTCTCAATTGTTTAACGATCCAGCAAACAAGACATTCAACAACTTAGGAGAGGCAAAGAAATCTCTTTAATATTTAATCAAGAAGATGGAGCTGAATACATGATCAAATTGGACACTTCTAAAATTGAAGTATTACAATCGGACCAAAAAGCAGAAGCAGAAAAGAATAAAATAATTACTGACAGTATCAGTTCACTTGCTTCAAAAGTAAGCATGAATCAGCTTGATAGTATGTCAGCACAAAATATACTTGTTTTCAGTTATGGGATGACAGAAGAACAAGCTTCAGAACTTATCCCAAGTAATCCAATTCAAGAAACAAACACTACAACCAATGAGTAAAAAAGGATATAAAAACGCATCATGTAGCCTTTCTATTTTGGAAGTGAAAGCAGATGAAGAAGGAGGAATTGTTGAAGGTTACTTTGGAGCTTTCAACAATGTTGATTCTGATAATGATCGTGTTCTTCCAGGAGCTTTTTCAAAATCTATTCAGGAACATGGTCCATCATCATCAAGTAATCGTAAAATCGCACATCTTGCATACCATGATACAAGAAGACCTCTTGGGGTTATTCAAGAATTGAAAGAGGACCAAACAGGTTTATACTTTCGTTCAAAGATGGGAACTCATACTGAAGGACAAGACTTTTTGAAAATGTATAACGAAGGTTTAATTCGTGAGCATAGTATCGGATTCAATTATATTGCTGATAAGATCAAGCAAGTTGAAGAAGGTGATCAAAAAATATGGGATATTCAAGAGGTGAAACTTTGGGAAGGATCAGCAGTTGTCTTTGGTGCAAATTCTGAAACTCCAAACTTATCCATTGTTAAAAGTCAAGAGGACTTAAACAAACATTTAGAAGAAATCAACGAAAGAATGGAGGTGTTTATCAAAGCATTGACAGACAATAATCTTTCGCAAAAATATAATGAACTTTTTGTTCTTGAATTAATGCAATTAAAGCAGCAGTATAATTCACTTATGACTTTTGAAGAGCCGTTGAAAGACACTTTACAGGAGGAAGAGCCGAATGCAGAAGAGCAAAAGCAAGAACAAGAGGAAAATCAAGTTAAAAAAAGAAAATCGTTATTATTATGACATTAGTATTAAAACCATTAATGAGTGTTTCTGCTGCTGAAAAATCAGCTATGACAGATGAACAATTGATTGAGTTATCTCAAAAGAATGATGCTATTCAAGCAGAAAACTTGAAGGCTATGTCTGATCATGCTGAAGCAGAAAAGAAAGCTCATGACAAATTAAAAGAAACAGTTTTAAAACAAGGTGAGACTATCGCCAATTTAAAATTGAATCCTGTTAATGAATTTGATCAATTAGTAGGAGAGAAAAAAGAAGCTTTCAAAAATGCTTGTGAAGAGAAGAAGAACAAGGATCAAGTTATCTTCCATATTGCAACTAAAACAGTTACAAATGCTTCTGTTGTTGATTCGACTGCTTCTCAAAGATTGATTCCAATCGGAAAACAACCAATCAGAAGAATCTTTATTGAAGACTTATTTAATCAAGCAACAATCACTGAACGTCGTTCTGGTGGAAAGATCACTTATGTTGATCAAAACATCTTGACAAGAAGTGCTGATGCGATTGCAAACTGTTCTCCAGTTCCAGAAAGTGATATTACATGGATTGAAAAGTCTGAAGATATTCGCAAAATTGGTGATTCAATTAAAGTTTGTCGTGATACTTTGGAAGATTATGACTTCGTTCAAAATGAAGTTGATACTTTCCTTCGTGAAAACTTAATGTTGAAGTTGGACCAACAATTATTGTTAGGAACAGGTGTTGCTCCACAGTTCACTTCTGTTGACAATAAAGCTCAAGCTTGGTCTGTTGGTGCTGGTTCTCCAATTGAAAACCTTGCTGCTTCAATTCCAAGTCCTACAACTTTTGACGTTGTTCAATCTGCTATTTGTCAAATTCGTATTTCTGGAGAGTCTAACAATCAGTTTTACAATCCAAATGCAATATTGATGAACCCAGCAGATGTTTGTCAAATGAAATTGGAAAAAGATGCTGATGCAAATTACTTGCTTCCAATCTATTTTTCAAATGATGGAATGTTCATTGATGGTGTTCCAGTGTATGAGACTCCTTTAGTTCCAGCAGGAACAATCTATGTTGGTGACTTCACAAAAGGAACTGTTTATACTCATAGAGATATGGAAATCATGATGGCTAACCAACACGCAACGGATTTCACTTCTGACTTAATTACTATCAAAGGTACATTAAGAAAAGCGTTAGTGATTCGTGATGTTTGGAAAAACGCATTCTTAAAAGTTGCTGATATTGACGCAGCAAAAGCAGCATTGGCAAAGCCATAATATAAACCAAAGCCCATTCAATTGAGTGGGCTTTTTATCTTTTAAACTATGATTATAGAATTTATTAAACATCATCCAGTAGGAATTCAAGAAGGAACAATCAAAGAGCTTGATGCAAAGTTTGCTCAAAAAATGATTGATCAAGGATTCGCAAATGAAAGCAATCAAACTGAGCTTGATAATTTCCGTAAAAGTTTACAGGATGCAACAAAAACAAAACTTGCTAATATTCAGGCACAACAAGCTGAACAAATAAAAGCAAAACAGGACCAAGAAGCAGCAGTCATCAAAACAAAAGATGAAGATTGTGGGTGTGGTGACAAAGTGAAGAAGGAAGGTCAAGAAGAATGTGAAGATTGTAAAAAAAAGGCAGCAGCTAAAAAAGCAATTTG